TGAAATTGTTGCTGCAGATGCATACCAGTGTGGTGTAATAAGTCATTGGAGAATGTATGCAGTGGAGGTGAGATCTCATTAGTGAAGTTAATGCCAGAGAAAAAGTTATAGATTTTTTTGCATATTGCTTACGTGATCTATATAAGGGATTACCGGTTATACAATCGAAGCAAGATATTGCAATTGAATACGAACGATACCTTCTTATTGATTTGATGGCTGAGAAGAATATCGGCAATAGTGAAAAATGGGTACCTGAAAAAGAAGAGGTACATATTTTAGGATTGGTAGAAACAACTTTAAACATAAGAGCCTTTGGCACTGGTAGTGTCGAGGTTCTTTCACTTTTAAATGGGTACTTAACATTACCAACTATAGTCGATAAATTTCAAGAAGCTAACATTGCTGTAAATAGTATTGGTAGTGTCATGGATCTTACTGATTTAATTGATGGTAGTCGTTACGTTGAAGAAGCCGCAATTGATTTAACTGTTTCTTACGATAGAGATGCGATTTGTAATCCTGGCTGGTTTGAAACGGTATTTATTGAGGGCAAGTTAACTGAAAAGGGAACCAATCATGTGATTGCTTCAGGTGTTCATTTTGAAGCAAATATAAATATTGAAAAGGAGAATGAATAATATGGCTAATCTTGATAGAATCATTAATGCCCAAATATCTTTAAATACAACAGGCATTAGTAGTGCTGGATTTAGCACCTTGATGATTGTTGGTCCACATGCAAACAGTTTGAGCCGTGTGTTGACTATTACTGATGTAGATGAGTTGATGGATATGGGATTTACATCAACAGATGCTATTTATCAGGCGGCAAGCGATGCATTTGCGCAGACCCCTCGTCCAAGTGTAGTTAAAATAGGACGGTTCCAATGTGATACCGTAAAGGTAAAAATGCCGATGGCTGTTGTAGAAGGAGCAGAATATGGTGTTTCGGTACAACGTTTAGATGGTAATGGCAATTTGATTGAAATCAAAGCAAATTATACAGCTCAATCGTCTGATACTGTAGATAAGGTAATGACGGAATTATCTAATAAGATTGATGAATTGGATACTGCTCCTAAATTTTATGCGGTATCTGTAATGGAGGATGAACTTGTTGTTAAATCCACTGATTCCAAAACAAGCTTTGTAGTCGTTCCAAATGGAAAACTAGAAGTTAGTAGCCAGGAGCCAGCTGCAAATATTGATGTGAGCAGTAATATGGCAATGATTTGTGATGCTGATAATGACTTCTACGGTATTTGTTATGTGGATCGTACTGAAGATGCTGTTTTAGCTATGGCAGAATGGACAGAAGCTCATATTAAATTATATGGTGTTACGGTTACTGCCCCTGGAGCGAAAAATGCGGAAATAACCAATGATATTGGATCTAAATTACAGGCAGCTAACTATTATAGAACTCATTGGTGGTACCATGAAAAAGATAATGAGTATCCTGAAGCTGGCATTGCTACACGTTGTTTTGCAATCGATCCTGGTGGCGAAACTTGGGCCAATAAAAAATTATCAAGTATTACTGTGGATAATTTGAATGAAACTGAATACAATGCCATCAAAGCTAAAAACGGTAATACGTTTGAGAAATTCCGTAATGTTACAATCACTCAGAATGGCAAAGTTGCTGCAGGGGAGTGGATTGACGTTATTCGATTCCGTGACTGGCTCGTAGATACAATTCAGACGGAAGAGTTTAGTATGCTGATCAACAGAGACAAGTTGCCGTTTTTAGACTCAGGCATTGGCCTTGTTGAAAGTACACTTAATGCGGTATTAGTTCTAGGACAAAAACGTGGTGGTATTGCTGAAAACGAATTAGACGATGACAATAATGTCATTCTTGGCTTTAAGATATCTGTGCCTAAAGCGGCAAATATTTCGGCCAATGTAAAAGCTCAACGTGTGTTGCGTGATGTGCAGTTTACCGCTCGTTTGGCCGGTGCAATTCATGCGATGGAGATCAAAGGTTCTTTAACGTATGAAAATATTAAGAGTGCATAATGGAGGTGTAAGATATGCCGAATGTAAAAACATATGACCCCAAGAAGGTAATGGTAATTTTTGGGCCGGTTGTGTTGACTGGTTTTGCTGAAGATACGTTTATTAATATTGAAACAGATGGCGATGGTACAACGGCTGTTGTTGGATGTGATCAGGAAATCGTTAGAAGTATTGATCCTGGCAGCATCATCAAAAAGGTTACACTTTCTTTGTTGCAATCAAGTGATAGCAATGATGAATTAAGTGCTATCCATGATGTTGATAACCAGGCAGGTGCAGGTTTGATGCCTTTGGCAATCAAAGACCTGTCTGGAAGATTGTTGATGATGAGTGATCAAGCTTGGATTACGAAAAAGCCAAATGTCAATCGTGGCAAAAGTGCTAGTGAAGGGAAATGCCAATGGGTACTATTAGCGGCTGTACCTGATTCTGCTTTCCTTGTAGGGGGTCATAGTTGATGGAATTAGCGAATGTCGAAATAAAAGAAAAAGAGATTGGTGAAAATGTGTATTTTGTAAGACCATTTCCGCCGCAGAAATCTTTGGAACTTCTTGGTGATTTACAAGCTGTTGTGACATCTTCACTTGATACAGCAGTGGATAAGAAAGATGATATTGAGTCTAACACTGAAGAAGAATCTGTGTTAGATAGAAATATCAACATTGGTGCAATTATTTCTGGTGTTGGTAAAAATTTAAAGGGACCAGTCCTGGTAAACTTTGCCAATAGGATAATTAATAAAGACTTTATTTCTGTCAAAAGGCCATCAGATGAAACTCCTGTAAAATTAGAAAAAAATATTTCTGATAATATTTTTGCAGGGCGATTAAAAGAAATGCTTCAGTTGATGTACTTCGTCTTGGAGGTAAATTATGCTGATTTTTTCGAGAATCTTCCCGACCTTTCTGGAATCCTTCAGGAGCTTGGGATAAAGAAGAAATAACAATACCAGGTAAATTAAGACCTGATTTAAGTAGAGAGTCATTGATATGGCGTCCGGTATTAGCTGGGAAAGTAACAATGACGGAACTTAAATTAGGTCTTGTTAATTTGGTTGATTTGTTGAAAATCAATGCGTTGCTCGACATGGAGGCTGATATACAACGTTATGCAGCAGAGCATCCCAAAAAGGATGGTGATGAACATTGAAGCTAAGAGAGTTGTTAATAGGTATTGGGTTTAAAGTTAATGAACAAAATATAAATGCAGTTGAAAGTAAAATAGGAAAAATCAAAAAAAATCTTAGTGAAGTTGGGACAGCATCTACTAGAGCTGCTGAAATGACTAGTAAAGGCATGGCCACAGTTGGTAATACATCTGAGCGTGCGAAACAAAAAACAGAAAGCGCGTTTTCTGGTATTGAATCTAAAGCTCGTGGCGCCAATGAAGAACTGCACAAGATGGATAGTACTTTAACCGGCTTAAAGAATAAGTTTGTTGGTGCATTAGCTTTTTTGGGAGTTAGTTTTTCTTTAGGGAATATTATCAGGATGGTTGATGAATATAAAACTATTTCTGGGCAGGTTAAACTAGTTACTAGTTCACAAAAAGAAGCTGTGAGTGTACAGAAAGATCTGTATCAAATGGCGCAAAGAACTCGTCAGGAATATGGTGCTACAGCTCAGCTTTATACGTCTGTTGCACGCAATGCAAGTGAACTAGGAAAGAGTACGTCTGAAATATTAGCTTTTACTGAAGATGTGTCAATGGCGATGATGATTGGTGGAGGTAGTGCTGCTTCACAGCAAGCAGCACTAGTACAATTAGGGCAAGCACTTGGATCTGGTGTTTTGCGCGGTGATGAACTTAATTCTATTATGGAGCAAGCGCCGCGGCTTAGTAAACTTATTGCAGAAGGGATGGGGACAACTGTTGGTAAGTTACGTGAAATGGGGAAAGACGGAAAGCTTACTGCGCTTGATATTTTTAATGCAATAAGAAAAGGTTCTGAACGACTAAAAATGGAGATGGGAATGATACCGTGGACTGTTGATCAGGCCGTTACTAAGATGCGTAATTCCATGCAACGTTTTTTTTCTGGAGTGGAGGAACGTACTGGTGCAGTGAGTTCAATTGCTGAAGGATTTGATAGAATAAGTAGTTACATTGATGGTATTGACATAGATGGATTTGTAGCTGGCTTTAGGTTACTAGTGATTTATGCATCTGCGTTTTTTATTGTTTCGAAATGGAATAGTTTATTGTCTGGAATGAAATTGTTAAAAGATGTTGTCTTAGGGATAAAGGATGCCTATCTTTTAGCAACAGGTGCGCAAGTGGTGTTTAGATCTGGTAGCATGAGAAGTATTGCTATGGCGATTGTTCCTTTTGCAAAATTTGCACTGATTGCTGCAGCTATTGCTGTTGTGATTTTGGCTATACAAGACTTCTATACATGGATAGAAGGTGGCGATAGTATTATCGGGCGGCATACTAGATCGTGGCAAGATTTTATAAAAGAATTGAGTCGCCGCTGGGAACAATATAAAGAAGAATTTTCTAAATCGATTGCGCCATTGGTAAGTGCAATTCAACCTTTTATTAATACCTTCAAAGATATTGCAAATTGGATAGGTAACTGCATTAGCAAATTTGAAAGTTTTCAAGCGAAAATAGCGGCATGGAATCCTCGTAAAAAGCTTTCTGAATTTGGAGATTGGATTGGTAATATTTATCTTGGTGGAGGGAACAAAAACACTGGTAATGATCATATTGCTAAAAGTGTAGCTCGATCAAATACGAGAAATTATTCTGATCAAAGTACACATACTAATAATATAAATATATATGCCAAAACAAATGCAACACCTGCTGAAATTGGAGTTGGTGTGGCTAATGCTATTACTCCTGATGATGGTTATAAATTCGATTTAGGTTCTGGGTTTGACTATGGTTTTCCTGATACGGAGGGGTAATTAAATGTTAGCAGATATTCTAGGGATAAACCCCAAGAATCCAACTGAAATAGGGACTTTGAAGGTTGATATTGTAAGAACTTTTGAATATCAGATGGATCAAGAGGTAACAGAGCATCCGGTTGAAACTGGGTTTGAAATACATGACTCAATTATAAATAAAGCAATCAAGGTTGATATGACGATAGGAATTTCGTCACATCCAGTAACATGGTTTTATAAAAATAGTCATGGTCAGCATAAGTTTGCTAGTGGGTTATCGGCACTTGAGCAAATCCGTGATAATAAAGAGCCAGTTACCATAGTAAGGCCTGATAAAATTTGGTCAGATATGGTTTTAACAAGCGCAAGGCCAGTTCGTAATGATGAAAGTAAATCAATCATATGGGTAAATTGTGCGTTTGTTCATATAACGAAAGTTGCTACACAAACAACTGAGGTACCGGAAGATATTGTTGATGAATCTGCAAGAGATAGTGCAGGAGAAACTGCAGCTGATGGTGGTACTGCAACGCAAACAGATGTTGGAAGTACTGGAATAGATTCAGCAGGAACTGAAGATGCTGTAGAGGAAAGCTCATCGAACAAATCTTGGGCAGCGCAGAGCATTGATGCAATCAAAAAATCGCTTGGATGGTGAACGTATGGAATTAATAAATTTCAATGACGCCAATGATATTGTTACCAAAGTTGTCTTAGATAATGTCCAGTATAGGATTCGGTTAACTTGGAATGCAGTCGGTGAATTTTGGACGCTACATTTATGGGATAACGATAAAAAACCGTTATGCTGTAATCTTAAGATGGTGCCAAACTTTCCGCTTTTGATGAATCATCACAGGCCAGGTATTCCTTCAGGGGAATTAATTCTTCTAACAGACCTTGAAAAGATAACTCGTAGCAGTTTTACGAACGGCGCTGCCAGTTTGATTTATGTGACGGAGGCAGAGTTTTATGGGAAAACAGTTTGACCGTGTTTATCGTTTACTGGTTGGGGTAGAGGGCAGTGATGGTATTATTATTGAAGGTAAGCCTAAAGAGAATGCGTTAAATATAACATTTGATATTGACAAAGACCTGACAAAGCAGACTAACAAATGTCGCTTGCAGGTCTTTAATTTATCTGATAAAACAGCAAAGATATTTGAACGAGATGATAGCATTTGTATTCTTGAAGCTGGATATAGCGAAGATATCGGTCTTAGACGTATTTTTGTTGGCGCAGTTTTAAAAGCATGGACATCTCTTAAAGGAGCAAATATGGTTACTGAATTGGAGCTATCTGATGGGCAAATTGCAATCCGTGATTGTGTTGTGTCTTTATCATATGCTGCAAGTGTTTCTGGGCGAAAAGTTATTGAGGATGTTGCTGCTGCAATGGGATTAGTTGTTCAGTTCGCTGAGGATTTGAGCTACTGCAGCTATGCTAATGGCTTTAGTTATATAGGTCCTGGGAGAACTTGCCTTGAAAAAGTATGTGCTGCATCGGGGCTGTCTTGGTCTATACAAAATAATGTGTTGCAAATAATAGAAGATGGCGGTAGTACTAAAGTTATAGCGATAAAGTTAAATGCAGATAGTGGACTTATTGGATCTCCAGAAAGGATCATTAAAGCTGCCAAAAAAATAAAAAAAGCATCAAGTAAAAAGTCGAAAAAAAATAAAGGAAAAGAGAAAAAGGCTGGCTGGAGAGTTTGTTCTTTGCTGCAGCCGACACTGAATCCTGGAGATTTGATTTATCTTGAAAGCAAGCCAGTAACAGGTTGGTTTAAAATTGAATCTTTAAAACATACTGGAGAATACAGAGGAAAAAAATGGCACACTAATATGGAAGTATATGAGATTGGAGGTGAGGATAAAAAATGAATTCAACTTCTAGTAGAGCAATTTCAAGTGCTGGAAAAGCGAACCCAAATCCTAGTGTTGAAGCTATTGATAAAGCTATGAAACAGCGTATTGGTGAAATCCGGACGGGAATGCCTGGGGAAATAATTTCGTTTGATGCTGGTACTTGTATGGCTACAGTAAAACCATCTTTGCAATATCATACCGCAGATGGAGATATTTTAGATTATCCTTTGATAATAGGCGTACCAGTTTTTATGCCACATGCAGGAAATGCTCAGATAACTTATCCTGTAAAAGTTGGAGATAGTTGTTGGATTGCATTTGCTGAACGCAGCTTGGATGAATGGCTTGGTAAAAGTGATGGTGATAATCATGATCCGAGGCAGTATGATTTAACTGATGCAGTATGTTTTGTCGGAATGAAAAAAGTACAATCAATATCTGCAGATAACGTTGAAATCATTAATGGTCCAACCTCAATTAGTTTAACGCCTGATCAAAAAATTAATATTGTTGGTGATGTAAATATAAAAGGAAATATTACTTGCTCCGGAACATCGAAAATGTCAGGGAATATTACTTGTAATGGTGATGTTATAGCAAGTGGTATATCGTTAAAGGATCATACTCATGGCGGTGTTGAAACAGGCGGTGGAAGCCTCTCCCCTTGCGGATACTGGCTATATTGCACCGCAGTCCAAAGCGATGATGGATTCAAAGCAGGACACTGGCGAAGAGGACAGCTGAACCGGAAAACATAAAGCTGCTGACAGCGCACCCTAGCAGGCAAAGCAGATAATGTACAGATAAGCGCCGGATTGCGCCGTTGAGCGCACAACGGCAGCCGGAAAAAACAATGCTGGACAGGCTTTGACTTACCCTGCACGAACTATGCGCAAGCCAAAGCATGAATGCCGACAGCACAAGCTCCGGCAGGCAGTTCAGGAGCCAATAAACAACAAGCGCACGTGTCCCGCCGGACGCATAAATGGCGGAAGCGCACACACCTAATACAGTGCCCTTGAACGCAAAATAAGCCCCCATAAAAATGCTGCCCCACAAATGAAAACCGCAGAGATAAATCAGCGATGCCTGCAAAAATGCCGCGGCAAACCAACTGCACCAGACAGACCAGAATGCCGTATAACTTTGTGCGGCCATGACATGCTCTGTAAGCGAAGTGAAAGCACCGTGGAGCTCAAACCGGCCGAGCGGAATGCCGACGAGATACCCGGTCAGAAACACAGAAGAGAAAGCGAATAGATCGTTTTTGCCCGCAAGTTTTTGTATGCCCAGGGCAGCAGCCGCACCGGCGGATGAACCGCTGTCAAGAGCCCTTTTGGGCGTGTAAGGGGCCGGTGCTGGTCGCGGGGCGCGCATCAGCGTTCGGGCGCAGTGTTCCCTACTGCGCCCAATGCACTCAGCACGCCGCCTGCG